TACCTGTCACCAACGACGCTTGGTATCGCAACACTTCCTGTCGGACATTGTGCAAGCGGTCCTGTCCGTCCATCGTACGTGCCCGCATTGCTGCCTGTTGCTCGTACAACTTGTGCTGGTTATCCAGTTTCTCGCGGTTTAATCGATCGTTTAGTTGCTGGATTTGTTCGTCACGATCCCGGTGATTGCGTTCCGTGATGTCTGTCACCATTGCAGAGGAAAACAAGCCTCTGTTGGTCAACTGTTGCAATTGTGCCGACAGCGATGCGGCAAACTGCTCATTGATCCTCGCAAGTTCCGTGGCGCCCAGTCCCGTCAGGAACCCCCTAGCAAGACTCGCATGGGAGTTGTAATCAGTGAGCAACAACGCCAGCACTTCGTTGTAGTCGCTCGCGTGATTGGCAACCAAGACGCCTGCTTGCGTTTTAATAGCATCCAGGTCGGCCTCGGCTGTAAGGTAGTCGGATTCCAGTGTCAACAGGATCGCCGCAACATCGGCAACGTATGTGTCCACGTTCGCCGTCACGCCCGCCAACTTGTCTTCAATGTCCGCTGCATGCGCGGCATAGTTGTCTGCCAAAATACTGAACTGCTGGTTGTATTCAGCGATATGGCTGTCCAGCACCGTGTCCAGCGATGCAACTTGCGTAAGCACGTTTGCTAAGTGAGACGCGAAGTTCGTGTCTAACTCGGCCAGCTTGGTGTCATAATCGTTGATGAAACCATTTAAGTGCGTCTCCTGCTCTGTCAAAAGCGTGTTGATCGAGACAGCACTGTCCTGGGCGTTTGTCTCCAGGTCCGACAGCCGCACCTCCATCTCGTCAAGAGCGACCCTCGCTGCCTCAGCATCGATGACAATTTGTGCCCGGTTGTCGGCAATGAGCGTTTCAATTGCGCTCATGTACTCGTCGAGGTCTGCCAGATACACACCTGCCTGTGCGTTCTGCTCCTCCGTCTGTGCGTCGAACTGCTCATGCGACGTGTCAATCATTTGCGTCCAGTTGGACACGATTTGATTGTACCGGACCTGATTGGCGGTTCTCGCGTCGTTGGCTGCAACGGTGTATGAGTTGCAGAGGCTTAACAGCACCTCTAAAGGCTGCATCCCCTGCTTTGTAACCGTATAATAGTTCGTCGGCGGGACTGTCGTTCTGTCCTGCCGAATGTTCGATACTTCAAAGCCTTGAGCAACGTACCACCCCATTAACTGCTCTGGGATGTCTGTATACGTTTGCGAATTGAACCATACTCCCTGGAACGGGTTGGCAACTCGCGGCAGCCAAAGTTCACTCTGGCTTGGATTCTGCTCTGGTACTTGTGGAACTACGTTTGGCATGTTTTCTCACCCTATGCTGTTGTTGCCCTTGCGTTCATGTCGAACACAACCCAAGTATCCGCTGCCGTGCAAAAACATGTCACTCCCTTGCTTGCAGGAATGACTACTGCCGCGTTTGTGGCTAACCCGTTGAGAGAGCCGCCCGTTGCTGGATACAACTTCGCTGTCGTGACACTGTTGTTAACCACCGACATAATGTCGCCTGCCTCTCCTGTCGGTAGCTTGACGCCTTTTGACGCACTGTCGGACGTGACAAATGTCGTATTGGTCAATCCGAGCGGAGCAGCGTCCGACTGTATGCTACCAGTGGCTGCTACCGAGGCTGCTGTCACGCTGGCATAAGGTGCCCACGACCCGTCGCCTCGCAGGAACTCCCGGCTGTTGTTGCTCAACTTAGGAAGCAACCCATGATAGGTCGCCGTGGCATTCAGGTCGGTGTTGTCGTCCGGTGTCGCAAAGTCGTCCAGTTTGATCGCCATGGCATCGTTGACATAACGAGTGTCCCAAAGCGTGCCGACTGTCAAGTTAAGCGGCGAACCCGTGTTGATCGCGTACAGTATGTCCTCGTCCGCTGCGGACACTGCTTCTGTTAAGCCAGTCACGTATGTAACAAACGCCGACCAAAAGTGCGTCCTGAGGTCCGACAACGCCACCTTTTTGTTTGTCCCGCCATCGTCCACCAACATTAAGTCTGCATCGGACAAGGTGGCTGCACCCAAAGCCGACAGGTCAATGTCGCCCGCCACGGTGCTGCTTATGTACGTCGCCAATGCGTCAACGTCTAGCTTGTAACTGGTCGTGCTTCGACGCATCCACAGGTCGTCACCCGCCTGCACTGCCGGAGTAGCATCTGCTTTGTCCCATGCTTCGGTTTCGATATACGCTGCGATGTTCGCGCCGGTGATCTTCTTTGGCGTGCTTCCCTCAATGACGTAGAACACGTCCGCGTCTTCGAGGGTAGTCAGTGCCGTCAACCCGGAAACATAGGCTTGGTAGTCGGCCCACAACTTTGTCTCCAACTCTGCCAACGTCGCCTTCTCTGGTGTCACGCTGTCACCAACTAGGAACAGCGATCCTGATGCCAACGTGGCACTGTCCAATCCGGTTAAGTCCAACACGTTGGCCTGAACGCCACTAAGGACAAACGTCTGCAACTGATCGACGGTGACGCTGTACGATGTTCCACCGCGACCAATCAGTATTTTGTCTGCTGTGACGACAGGACTACCACTGCTTGCGGACCATCCCGACGCCAACACGTAGGTTGACAGCAGGCCAATGTCCAACTTGTATTGTGTGCCTGACCGGAATATCAGTAGGTCGTCCCCGGCTGCCGCAGCGACGGCACCTGACGCACTGTCCTGCGTGCCAACGATATACGTGGCAAGGTTGGCCCCCGTTGCCGTCTTGCCTGTTCCGCTTCGCTCTAGCAGGAAAACGTCAGTTGCATTGATTGCTGCCCCTAAGACCGCGTAGTCGTCCCAGGCAGATGACAGGATGTCACCTCCAACTTTGCCTTGAACGTAGGTGGCAATGGTTGTTGCCGTCACTTTGCTGGCAACACCGCTGTCGCTCGCGTAGAACGTGTCTCCGTCCGCTAGCGTTGCAATAGCAGACAAACTGGCTACATAGGCAAGGAACTGCGAATGCACTCTCGCAGCAATAGCCGTGAAAGTCGTTTTGAGTGCCGTGGAGCCCTGTGCCAACACGTATTGGTCGGTGTCGGCCAATGTAGCCGCCGACAATGCTGCGATCTGGGCCCCAAGTGAAGTCACTGACGAATCCAGGAAAGATTTCACGTTGTCGATGTCGATTTGCTTTAGAACGCCCGCATCGCTAAACAGCAACTTGTCGCCTGAAACGATCGTGCTCCCCGTGGTGATCGCCTCCAGTTTGTCCACGATCCAATTAAAGAAGTTGTCAGCAGTGATGATCTTCTCCACGTCCGACTGAAACACGTTCAACTCGTCCGTGTCGCCTACCGACGTGATTACCGACGCTTGATGCAACTGGTCAATCGTAAACGCCGCAAGCAAGGTAGCGGTAGCATGTTTCGATGTTGTTACGTCAAGCAACGGAAACTTTTCCGGACCTGACAGCGTGTCCACTGCGAGTCCAGCCACCCATTCGGCAAAGGTTGGATTTGGCATTTAGTCTCTCCACGTTCCCGCTGTTGCGATTTGTATTGTTATTCGCTCGTACGCCCACTGTCCCGATGACTGCAACCAGATGCAGGCCCACATTCCCCTGACGCGCGGACGAGTCGTCAACGATCGTCCTGCCGCCCATGCTCCAGTGTACTTCACGTAACCACCGAAACTGGTTGCGGCAATAGAGGCAGCAATTGCTGCCTTCCCATTTGCCGCTGCCTCTTCGGCTGTGGCACCAGTAACGATCCTCCAATTCACTGTCGCACTGCCAGCAGCCACCATCCCATGAATTGCCGTGATTACTCCCAACTGGTCTATGCTGCCGAGCTTTACAGGGCCAAGCAATACATGACTGTCGATACTTGCCGTCGTGAACGGCCAAAATCCCTGTCTCTCAGTGTCGTAAAAGAATGACAGGCTGTCACCTGGGAGGTGAATGTAGACTCCTCGGTCTGCATGGTTGTACTCCAGGACGGTGCTTGCGTTTGTAACCCCCGTGAGTTCCACAGGAAGTGCATCCTCGGAAACTGCCTGCAACCCTTGCCCGTCTGCACCTACGGTGTAAAGCCCATGCGAGGACAGGAAATACACCCTGTCCATGTGATCCTTGCACCACGATCTCGCCGTTACCATGCCAACGCCACGGGAAATGTTTCGCATCGCCCCGTTCGCCGCCGGATCCCCACTGATTGCCCACAGGCTGTTGCTCGTCGCTGCCAATAAATAGGCATCTTTGTGTGGCACCAATGCAACAACATTCCCTCCAATCTCCCCAGCCTCAGAAAGCTGGATCGCAAACGCTCGCCCTTCGTCCGACAAGTCCGCACCGTAGTTCCAGTCTGTGTAATCGCCCTGTCTGCTTGCGAATATCACTGCACCATCTGGACGCAATAGCCTGCCACGGTACACACACTCTGCAACATGCTCCGCCAGTG